CCAAAAAAATATTTTGCAAAAATTTTACCTATTTATGTTGCAACGCAGCAAACCAAACCCGATTAAACTAATATGGCTCATTCACGTGAGTTCGGGGGAAAGTGGATTTTTCGCTTCGCATGCTTTAAGTACCATGAGTACCCCACCTTTACATAATTTAAAACTTTGTTGTACACTCCACCTATCGAGGGTTTTACGACGACCGAGGATAAATGGAAAACATAATCATTCCTCATATAGAAGAGGACATCCCCCTGCCTACAGGGGCTACTGAAGCTTTCCCTGATTTAAGCCCTAAAGAAGAACTAGACGCTCGTGCTAGAACTATTACTTTGCTCGCCGAATTAAACGGCACCCCCCTAATCCCTACAGCAGAAAACGTAGAGCAAGCTAGGGAAATAGCCACGCAAATGGTCAATGACCCTAAGTACCGCCCCGAATACAAGAACTACCCCAATGAAACTCTTGCTTATTTAGCTGGGATGGTGTCCCAAATGAATGTGGCATTGGTTGATGACCTTGCTGAACTCAAGATGTATGTAGTTAATAAGCTGGTTTATGAGGTAGAACATGCTTCAGACGGTAAATCTAGGCTTACTGCCCTTAAAGCACTGGGAGAAGTAGACGGCGTAGACGCATTTAAGAAACGTTCTGAGGTTACAGTGAAGGTTCAGAGCATGGAAGAGGTAGAAAAGGAGCTGCTAAGCACACTATCGTCCCTAAAACACAAGGCAATCGACGTAGAGGCTAAGGAAATCAAGCCAGAACAATGACTAGCCAGCGTAAATTGACCAAAGAGGACATAGATGAGCTTATAAAAGCCGTCCCTACGATGGCTCCCGACAAAAAACGTCGTACTTTAGAGCTAATTCGCAACTATCAGAGTCAATTAGTACAGGCAGACGGCAAAGATAACTTCCTTGACTTTGTAAAACACGTATACCCCGACTATAAGGTAGGTCCGCACCATGAAAAGCTGGCTAGAATCTTTGAAGAGATCGCTGCAGGAAAGAAGAAGCGGGTTGTTGTCAATATTGCGCCACGACATGGCAAGTCAGAGCTTATATCCTACCTTGCACCCGCATGGTTCTTGGGTAAATACCCTCATAAGAAGGTTATTATGGCTTCGCACACGGCTGATCTTGCTGTTAATTTCGGTCGTCGAGTTAGGAATTTGGTCAGTTCAGACTCTTATAAAGACATTTTTCCAGCGGTAGAACTGCAAGCTGATTCGAAGTCGGCATCAAGATGGGGAACTAATTTTAATGGTGAATATTTTGCTATTGGTGTTGGCGGCGCTCTTGCAGGTCGCGGCGCTGACCTTTTTATTATTGACGATCCCCATTCGGAACAAGATGCTAAGCAAGGCAGAGCTGATGTCTTTCTACCTGCTTGGGAGTGGTTTCAGTCTGGTCCTATCCAGCGTCTTATGCCTGGCGGCGCTATTATTGTAGTAATGACAAGGTGGTCAAAACTAGATTTGACAGGCCAGATTGTCAACCATATGGTCAAAAACGAGGATTCTGAGCCTTGGGAAATAGTTGAGTTCCCTGCGATCCTACCTAGTGGTAAACCCTTATGGCCTGAGTTCTGGTCGATTGAGGAACTATTACAGAAGAAGGCATCCTTGGATGTGCGGTACTGGAATGCCCAGTATTTACAACAACCGACCTCAGAAGAGGGCGCTCTAATTAAAAGAGAGTGGTGGAATATATGGGAAAAAGATGACCCGCCTGACTGTGAATTTATCATCATGTCGCTTGATGCGGCGCAAGAGGCAAACACCCGTGCGGACTACAACGCGCTCACGACGTGGGGTGTCTTCTTTAATGAGGAGGTTAACAATTACAACATCATCCTTCTCAACGCCATTAAAAAGCGCTTGGAGTTTCCAGAACTCAAAAAGCTTGTACTTGAAGAGTACAAAGACTGGGAACCAGATGCGTTTATGGTCGAGAAAAAGTCCAATGGAGCAGCGCTTTACCAAGAGCTTAGACGTATGGGCGTCCCAGTTGGGGAATTCACGCCAGGCAAAGGGCAAGATAAAATTGCGCGTGTTAACGCTGTTTCGGATTTGTTCGCGGGCGGGGTTGTATGGGCGCCAGAGCATCGCTGGGCAAAGGAAGTAATTGAGGAATGTAACGATTTTCCTAGCGGAGCGAACGACGATTTGGTAGACTCGACTACACTAGCCTTACTAAGATTCAGGCAGGGTGGATTTATTCGTCTACCGAGTGACGAAGCTGAAGATGATTTTTTATACAAATACGGCAGAAAAAAAGCTGCGTATTACTAAGGACACACTATGTCAATTGAAAAAAGTTTATACCAAGCCCCTGTCGGGTTAGATTCTTTGGCTGAAGAAGAGGCTATTGAGATTGAGATTGTTGACCCAGAATCAGTAACTATTGGTATGGATGGACTGGAAATTGAGATAGAACCAGGTGAGCCATCGGATGCGGATTTTGACGCAAACTTAGCCGAGTACATTTCAGAGAAAGAATTATTGCAGATTGCTGGTGATTTATTGGGCGATTTTGAAGAAGACATTAGCTCAAGAAAAGATTGGATCCAAACCTACGTTGACGGCTTAGAGCTGCTCGGTATGAAGATCGAAGAGCGTACAGAACCTTGGGAGGGGGCATGTGGGGTATATCACCCCCTGCTAAGCGAGGCTCTTGTGAAGTTTCAAGCCGAGACTATCATGGAGACCTTCCCCGCCCAAGGACCAGTAAAAACACAAATCATCGGCAAAGAAACCCCAGAGATTAAAGACGCGGCGCTGCGGGTCCAAGAGGACATGAACTACCAGCTGACAGATGTTATGTCTGAGTATCGCCCAGAGCATGAGCGGATGATATGGGGCTTGGGTCTGTCGGGTAATGCGTTTAAGAAAGTTTATTTTGACCCTGCGCTTAACCGTCAGGTGTCGATGTTCATACCAGCTGAGGATGTAGTTGTCCCATACGGTGTATCTAGTTTGCAGTCTAGCCCACGGGTTACGCACGTCATGCGTAAGACTGAGAATGAAGTTAAGCGCTTGCAGCATGCTGGCTTTTACCGCGACGTTGAGCTTGAAGAACCAGATGGCTCGCTAGACGAGGTAGAGAAGAAGATCGCTGAGAAGATGGGCTTTCGGGCTACATCGGATGACCGCTACAAGTTACTTGAGATGCACGTCGACCTGGATATTCCTGGATATGAAGACGAGGAAGATGGAGAACCTACAGGTATAGCACTGCCGTATGTGGTGACTATTGAGAAGGGGACAATGACTATCTTGTCCATCCGTCGCAACTGGAGACCTGAAGATGAGACTAAACAGAAACGCAATCACTTCGTTCATTATGGCTACGTGCCAGGCTTCGGCTTTTATTGTTTTGGCCTTATTCACCTTGTCGGCGCTTTTGCTAAGTCTGGCACTAGTCTTATTCGGCAGCTCGTGGATGCTGGAACCCTTAGCAACTTGCCAGGTGGCTTTAAGACCCGTGGCTTGCGAATCAAAGGTGATGACACACCAATATCTCCAGGCGAGTTCCGTGATGTTGATGTTCCGTCAGGAGTAATTAAAGACAACTTAATGACCTTGCCATATAAAGAGCCATCACAAGTTCTATATAGTTTGCTCGGTACTATCGTTGAAGAAGGTCGCCGCTTCGCATCAGCAGGAGATATGAAAGTCTCTGACATGAGCGCTAATGCTCCTGTGGGGACGACTCTGGCGATTTTAGAAAGAACCTTGAAGGTGATGAGTGCGGTGCAGTCCCGCATGCACTACTCGATGAAACAAGAGTTGAAGTTACTGAAAGAAATTATTCGTGACTACACTCCAGACGAGTATCCGTATGAGCCAATAGAAGGCAGTCGCAAGGCTAAGAAGTCGGACTACGACCACGTCGATGTGATTCCTGTTAGTGATCCGAACGCAGCGACCATGGCGCAGAAGATCGTTCAGTATCAGGCTGTGTTGCAGTTAGCTCAAGGCGCCCCGCAGATCTACAACTTGCCACAACTACATCGCCAGATGTTAGATGTCCTTGGGATTCGCAATGCACAGAAACTTATTCCGCTGCAAGAAGACCAGAAGCCTCGTGACCCAGTCACAGAGAATATGAACGTGATGGTGAATAAACCACTTAAGGCGTTTATCTACCAAGACCAGGAAGCTCACTTAGCAGTACACACTGCGTTCTTGCAAGACCCACAAGCTATGGCAATTATTGGGCAGAACCCGATGGGTCAACAGATAGTAGCGGCGATGCAGGCACACATTGCGGAACACTTCGGCTTTAAGTACCGTCAACAGATTGAGCAGCAGATGGGTGGACCGATCCCATACATGAAGGATGACGAAGAAGTTATGTCAGAAGAGTATGAGGTTCAGTTGTCACGCTTAGTTGCTCAAGCAGCCGCGCAGCTAACACAACAGAACCAGTCTGCTGCGGCACAGCAACAAGCACAGCAACAAGCTCAAGATCCGATTATCCAGATGCAGATGAAGGAACTCCAGCTTCAAGAGCAAGAGATTGTACGCAAGACACAGAAAGATCAAGCCGATATTGCTCTCCGTCAAGAGCAGTTGGATATTGATCGTCAACGTGTTGAGGGTCAGCTTGAGATTGATGGCACTCGTCTGGGTGTTCAGATTGAGAAAGATAAAGACGCAGCTGATCGGAAAGAGGAGTACGAAGGTACTAAGCTTGGTATCGACATGATGAGGTCTAAAGAACAGAACCAGAATCAACGGTTGCAAACTGCTGCACAGTTATTAACCGCGGCGCAGAACAGAAACAGCAACAACAAGAAAGGTAGCTAATGACCGAACTTGAAATAATTGTTAAGCAGCTTGACGACAAGATAGCGCAGCTTACAGATGCAGTAGCCCTTGGAAATTACGACAAATTCGAGGACTACAAAAAATCGTGTGGTGAGATTAGGGGTCTGCTCATTGCTCGTGGATACGTATTAGACCTCAAAGACAAAATGGAGAAATCGGATGACTAGTCCAATCGACTTAGGCAAAGCAGTAGATTTGACGCAGCTGCTTGATAAGTCTAACGAAGAAAAAGCAACACAACTTCCTAAACCCTCTGGCTACCGCATTCTGTGCGCTATCCCAGAACAGGAAAAAGAGTTCGAAAGCGGTATTGCAAAAGCAGACGAAACAATGCGATACGACGAGCTATTAACTACAGTGTTATTCGTAGTAGATTTGGGCCCAGACTGTTATGCAGACAAAGCTCGTTTTCCCAGTGGACCTTGGTGTAAAAAGGGCGATTTTGTTCTAATTAGGCCGAATGCTGGTAGTCGTTTAGTAATACACGGACGCGAGTTCCGCATTATTAATGACGATTCTGTAGAAGGTGTTGTAGATGATCCCCGCGGCATTAAACGAAAATAAGGAGCATACGAATGGAAAATTACAAATTTCCCGATGAAATAGAGAATGAA